TGAGTTCACTAACGTCATGTCCAAAACACCGGATTTAAAAATATATTTTGTCGTGACACCATAATCACCAGTACTATTATTCTCAATAGCACTCATATCATCAAGATAAGATACACTTGAATGATTCATAGGGTATAGAGCCAGATTAGCCCATAACTGCTCCGTAGTACCAGGAGTACCAATAAAAGATTGAGCAACATTAAAGACGATAGTCTTAGACCCAAGTGACTTTTCAGCCACTGCATTAACCTTACGAGAAAATCTTTTCCAAGAACGTTTTTTACGACGAGGCATAGACCTCTTACGATATACATTAGCACGGTCATGTTGAACGGTCACCCCAGGACGACCTCTACCGCGACGAATAGTACGAGCGCCTCTTAAATTACCAGTCCCTCTACGACCATATCTATTCATAGCATATGATGCTGCTGCTGCGAGACCTGCACCACCTATACCTGCGTATCTGAGACCTGATCTAAAATGATTGGTCTCTATTCTCTGACGAGTATTTGGTCCAAAAGCGGAATACGGAAATGCGCGCTTGTTTGACATCTTATTGGATAATAAGAAACTGACGACAGCGACGACTCAGCCTCTGAGACAAGTATAACTAAGACTAGCTTATTTTGACTCAGACTCACAAAAGTGGGTAATACTAGGCCACTTTTGAGTCACAGGGGAAGCAGCTCACTTCCCAAAATGCCGTCTGGCAGAAATTGGCTTTTTACTCTAAACAACCCAAGTCCTTCCGATATACCTAATCCATGGCCGGAATGGATCAAGATATGCGTGTATCAGATGGAGAAGGGAGCGGAGGGTACAGAACACCTCCAAGGCTACTTAGAAGTAAAGCATTCCATCCGATTAGGGCAACTGAAAACCCTGTTGCCCCGAGCGCACCTCGAAAAGCGGCGCGGGACGAGACGAGACGCGTTGATCTACGTGACGAAAGAGGAAACGAGAGTATCACCGCCGACCTTATACGGGATCTCATTGACAGAACTAGAGAGGATTACCTCGAAATGCTCTGGGACGCTATTGAAACTGCAAGAGCATATCCTGGCGAATCCGAATCTAACTGAAGAAGAGTTAGCAGATAAATACTTCGATATTTGGGTAAAGTACCATCGTGCTATTAGCCGATATTTAGTCTTTAAAACCCCAGTACGAAATTGGCCTGTGGAAGTAATCGTTATTGTTGGACCAACAGGAACCGGGAAATCAAAATGGGCATTGGATAACTTCCCCGGAGCTTATTGGAAGCAACGATCTAATTGGTGGGACGGGTATGATCGACATGAGACCATCATCATCGACGAGTATTACGGGTGGCTCCCGTTCGACTTGCTGCTCAGATTGTGCGATAGGTATCCATTGTTATTGGAAACGAAAGGAGGACAAGTGCAATGTGTCTGTAAAACAATTATCATCACGTCTAATAAAAGACCTTGTGATTGGTATAAAACTGATGTTTATTTTGATAGTCTTAAACGTAGGATTAGTAGGGTTCTTATTTTCAATAGTATGCTTGACAAAGCTATATTCACTAATTATGATAGTATAATATGGTAACTGTTCGAATTGATGTTCCTCCTCCCTCCTCGCCCCGACAAGGCGGGGGGCTCGATCGGTTGTCGTCAAACTCCAAGGGGTATCTGCGATGCCCAGATAACCGCTAGTGGGGGCTATGTGACGTTGAAACCGTCTTGATCTGTAGAGTCTTGATTAATCTTATACATGTATTTCCTCGTTATACCAACTTCAAGTGCAACATTTCCTGTCGTTATTATATTAGCCCCCGGTAATGCCTTAGCTACCAAGAGTAACCATCTTGTTAAACCAGGCTTATTGGTGGAATCCCATTCACGCATGTTTTTAGCATCCAATACGTGACGTTTGGGATCTCTAATTTGATAGGTCATCCAACCTCCTGCACCTAAGAAAAATTTGGTCTTTTTCCAAATCTTAATTCTGTAACTACCCAATGCTTGAGGACAGTCCCAAGGAGTTACACCCCGCTGAGTGGTCGCTAACTGAGTACCCGCAGAACCTTCTGCTGTGGTATCTGTGAATCCCTGCTGGAATACACCAATCAAACTCGGAGTACCAGAGTTCTCTTGCCAACTTGAACTTGAGGTTATCTCATATACATCTAACTCAATAGGAACACCGCCTTCTGCATCATCAAACGATGAGTTCACTAACGTCATGTCCAAAACACCGGATTTAAAAATATATTTTGTCGTGACACCATAATCACCAGTACTATTATTCTCAATAGCACTCATATCATCAAGATAAGATACACTTGAA